CAACGATTACAACCCGCATTTCAAGTCCAAGTTTGCTGACCTCTCCAGCCACTTGAAGTATCTCAAGCCCCTGCTCAAGAAGCACGGCTTGACTGTCCTCCAACTCCCCTCTGGGGACTACGAGGCTGTCGGTATCAAGACTATTATCCTTCACGAATCTGGTGCTATGCTGGAAGAGAAGTGCCTCATCCCCTGCGACAAGGGTATGCTAGGTCAACACGCTGGTGCAATCGTAACTTATCTTCGACGCTATGCTCTGGCTTCTTTGGCTGGCGTGGCTACGGAGGATGACGATGGAGAATCTGACCGAGTTGCCAAGACGCAAGCCAAGCCCGCTTACAAGCCCTCTACGCCCGTCACACCTGTTGCCAAGGCTAGTTACGCTCCTGCTACCCCTGCTACTGGCGGTGTCGTTCTGACCCCGTTCGGTGACCGCAAGGGTCAGCCCCTGTCCAGCCTCCCGCTTGAGGAATCTGACCGAGCCGTTAAGTTCGGTGACCTCAAGTACTTCGCCACCAAGTGGCAACCCAAGCCCTATGGCGACAATCCTAATCCTTCTGCCAAGGACTTGGCTACCAAGGCTGAGGCTGTCCGTCTCTGGAACGCTTCCCAAGGCTCAACCCCCTCGTCTAGCGAGGACAACCCCTTCTAATCCTAACCCATAAAACATATGTCCAACACCTATATCAAGCACCAAGACACCTCGTACATCTTCCTGTCCGATGGTTCTGTTGCCCGTCTCCTCAAGCCCTGCCCGATTCATCGTCAAGTCTATTTCAACCTCATCATCAATGGCAAGATGAAGCGGTTCAATCGTGAGGATGTCCTCGCCCTGTTCAATACCGAACAGGCTGATGGCTAATCCAGAACCTAAGACAGAGGGAATCACCTACCTTCGTCACGCTATTATTGCTCAGAAGAAACGCCCGACGAGCAAGTTCGTAACTCTCTCTATGTCTCAAGCAGAAAAAATCATCGACCAAGCCAAGGGGTTCGTGCCTAGCCAGTCTGGGTACGACCCTCGTAGGAACTCAGAGCGAGCCGCCGCCCTTATCCTAGGGCTGGAAGTAAAGGAATTAGTATCTAAACTCACTCAGCCAGATGTGGCTAAGGTTCTCAGCGACCTCGCTGAAGCCAAGAACTACATCAAGATGCTGGAAGAGAACGGAGACATCCTGTATTCCAGTTCTAATTCTGGTGCTGGGAGGCAAGGCTGGATGGACGCTCGCAAGTTCCGCTTGTCCCGATGACCCTCAAGGAAATCTATCGCATCGCCCTAGCCCGTGGCTTGACAGCCAAGCAAGCGGGGGCAGAGTTCAATGTACGCCATAATTCTCTAGCAAAGATGAAGGCTAAACATAACCTGCCTTCGCTAATCACGGAGTACGAGTCTTCTGACCGCAAGTCTATGCAGAGTTTAAGCGACAAAGACCTAGAGTCTTTTATCAAAACCCTTGAGAAGTCTAATCACTATGACAACAAGGAATACAAATACGCAACCGATGAACGAGCCCTACGAGCCAAGCGAAACCAAAAAGTTCTACGATGAACTGAAGGGGCTTGCTGAGGACATGGAGACTCTGCGTAAAGACAACGAGCGTCTCAAGCACGAAGCCCTGTACTGGCGTATCGAGGCTCAGACCGACCACGCAAGATGGTTGCGTTGCCTTGAAGACCTTGAGAACCTGCGAAAGGAGAACAGGCTGTGAGCAAGGTATCTCTTGAGGCTAGTATGATGACCCGCATCGGTGAACTCAAAGCCGAGAACACCCGCCTCAAGGCCGAGGTCGAGCGGCTGACCAAGGCGGGGGATGCTGTTTGTGAGTCTCCCTATGCTTTGGAAACTGACCCTGCTGTGATTGAATGGCGTAAGGCTACGAAGGGAGGCCAGTCGTGAGCGAGGAGACGCAAGATTTAGAAAACAGTCTTAATCGTCTGCGGGACAGGTACGCTGAGTTGTGTTCCAAGAACGAGGCTCTACGCAAAGCGGGGGCTATCCTAAGCAAAGAGGCTATGGTCGTTATGCTCAATGGCGGGGCTCACGAAGAACTCATCAAGGCTCACGATGACTGGAAGGACTTGACTAACGGCAAACCTAAATGGGGCAAGACCTGCACCAAATGATTCACGAATTCAGAAACCCTATCCCAGTCAGCACCGACATCGGCTACGGCTGGCTGATGTATGTTCGTGACGGGGGTACTTGGTCTAACGATATCTTTGCTATTGTATTTGAGAAAGACGGGGTTATCCGTCATATGCGTACCGACCAGTTCAAGGTCTTGCGTAACGACACCTTCGATATTTCCAATGAGCAAACCTAAACGAATCAAGTTCGTATATGCCTCCGACAACCACGGAGATAAGGTAGACAAGAAGGCGGCTGAAGCCCTGTTTGCTTTTTGCAAAGACTTTAAACCAGATGTGCGTATCCACGGAGGGGACTGCTACGACATCCGTCCGTACCGCAAGTCCGCTGACGCTGAAGAAAAGAATCAGTCTTTGAAGGATGACATCCATTGGGGAAACTGGTTTGTAGAGAACTATAAACCTACTGTATTTATGATGGGCAACCACGAATACAGATTGTACGAAGGCGTGGAGAACAACACAGGTCGCAAGCAGGAACTGATTCAAGAAACGCTGGACGACATCAAGACTGTACTCCGAGCCAACGGGTGCAAGAAGATTATTCCCTATCACGCTGACAAAGGCGTGTACACCCTAGGCAAAGTCCGTGCCTGTCACGGCTACAAGTGCGGAAAGAACGCTGTCGAGGAACACGCTATCCATTATGCTGACAGAGGCGGTGCTGTCATCATTGGTCACATTCACTCTATGCAGATGGTCACGGCTCAACGCTGGGGCGGTTGCGTAGGCTTCACGGGAGGTTGCCTCTGCCTCAAAGATGAAATGTCATATGCACAGAATCGCTTTGCTACCAGCAAGTGGGCTACGGGCTGGCTCTATGGCTATGTCGAAGGTAACAACTGGAAGATTTGGCAAGCCCACAAGGTAGGCAAGAAGTGGGTTTACTCTCACACCGACATCTAATGGCAAGAACAGACAAACAACTTAAGGAATTCCTAGTCCTAGTTGACGAGGATATCCTAATCGCTGACGGGCTTTCTTATGCCTTTGTAGGGCTGGCTCGCTCGCAAGGTGAAATCGTATGCGTGTACTCTACGAACTTAATCGTAGACGAACTAATGAAGAAAGACATGATGGACATCGAGACGGCTGAGGAGTATGTTCAGTTTAATATCGCTGATACCTATGTCGGCAAGCGTACTCCGCTGTTCGTTGACTTCGTTCCTCCTTCTATCTGGGAAGACGATGAACAGTAAGAAGTTCAAGGAACTCCAGATGCTGTCCCAGCAGGGTGACCTAGATGTTATCCCCAAGGGCTGGCTCACCCGTCAGCAGGTCTGTGCCTTGTTTAAGAAGTCCCAAGTCACAACCGACAAACTTCTGAAGCGTCTGCTGGATAAGAACCTAATCCAACGCAAGTTATTCAGAACCAGAATTAGGTCTGGGGTTCGACCCGTGCCTTACTTCTTCTTGAAAGTTGCCAGCGGATTGCCATCCAAAGTAAGTCTAAGACCACCAAGACAACGATAGTCTGGAGTACATACTGGAACCAAACTGAATCCAGAACCCAGACGGAGGCTACTGCTAGACCACCGCCAGCAACTAGGATAGCACCACGCCACTTGAAAGGTGTGAAGGCTATTACTAGCAAGCCGCCTGTAGATACTGCCATGCCCAAGCAGGACAACGCCCAAAGAATCTTGTCCTTGAGTTCACGCTTACGCTCCTCGACAGCCAAGTCACGCTCTGCCTTAGCCGCATCTAGTTCTCTATCCCTATCCAAGACCATCTCCCACAGGACAGAGGTCTGCTCATCGACCTTCAACGCCTCTTCCTTGTCCTTCTGGACGGCCTTGGAGTCGTTTTCTTTAACCATCCGAGCGTATCGTCCGACTGACTCGACTGAGGGCTTGGAGACCCCTGAGAGCCTCGTTCCTTGGGACTCGATGATATCCCTAGCAATCCCAACAGGGAGGGAAGGAACGACAGCAACAATCGCAGAAGCGGACTCTGAGACGATTGCCTCGACTTTCTGGATGTACTTGTCTTTCTCTTCATTTGTGAATGGGATTACCACAGCCTCCTCAACAGTCTGACATCCTACTAAGGTTACAAAGATAAATAATATTGCTATGGTTTGTAAACTATTCATTATCTTTTGTTCCATACATTGAATCCAACTTATCAAGACCAGTATTGAAATCTTCCTTACTTAACTTAGTTATATTTTCATTAATCCACATCAGTCTTAATGGATGTTTAGTTCCCCAAGGAACATCAGAAGTTGGAGTTTGTTTTTCCAAGGAAACGCTTGTATCAATCTTTTGTTTAGATGCGTTTGGATTTGAAAACTCTCTAGAAACTGGAGATGGCAAATCTTTTAGTACCTCTGGTTTGTACTCCCATTTCTTTGCTTCTTCTCTACCCTTCTCATTGTAAAGACTTGTCGCATAATCCCTCAATGACCCAAAACTGCGAGAATTTAAGTTTCTCATTCTTTGAGCAATAAGATATGACTTATATTGTTCTGGAATAGCATCGTAATCATCAACGCTTTTTAATCCTAAATCTTTATAGTCAGTCATTAATGCATCTTTAAAGTTCATTTGTTGGTCAGCCTCATCATCATAAAGCAAATTATCACCAACATACGATTCATAAAAAGGCTGACGCTTTCCTAGTTTTAACAATGCAGAACCAAGAGCAGAATTTTCATAATACTCTTGGGCTTCTGATGTTCCTAGTTCTGGGTTTAATTTTCTAAATGATTCTACGCTACTTAAAAGTTCTGGCACTTGCCAAGGATGCTCAACTCCATCAAATGATATAACATTAGGCATTTGAACATTATACCTTCCAAAGTAAGAATCTTTTGCCTTCATTAATCCTGTTTGAAGTAAGTTGGGGCTTGAGTTGGGACGATTAAAATATGGTGTATAATTCAGCATGATTATTCCTTTACTGTTTTTATAAATTTCTTTCTGATGATGTCAAACAGTTCGGGGGCAATGCTACCAGCGATAGCAATGATTACGCTACGATACAGCGGGGCTATGTCAGCCTCGTACAGTCCGAAGTAGCACAACACCCCAACGATACCGCCAGCAATAGCCTTCCTAGTCCAGATAGCCAAGACGAACTTCTCGTTGGTCAGTATCAGACGGGCAATCATCCCTAGCATTCCTAGGATAGCCATCACCCAGCCAGTCCGCTTGAACTCCTCCACGACAGACTGGAGGGTAGGGTCATCGTCATTCATCGTCTAGGCTCCTCCTTGTAGATGCGGTTCTTGGCTTGCTCCTCGTTGTCGTAGACCCCGATGACAGCCTTGTAGGGATTGTATACCCTGTACTTGGAGCCGACTCTGGAGATGACATAGCCAGCGGCATTCTTGAGCAACACGCCTGTAGGAGTACGCTCTGATGTGAATGTGCTGAAGCCCTCAGAGGGTTGGAATGGCATCCTAGATTTACCCTTTACCTCTTGATACGGAATCTGACCTCCGACATGAGAATGATACGAGCCTTCTCCAGCCTTATGAATTGAAATTTCTTTTCCGCTTTTTTTGTTAACCATTTCGGTTACATGGGCTGTT